CGTTAACAATTACTAATAAGTCAAGCTTATATACTTTTAATTCAAAAATTTCGAATTTGAATTCGGCGCTGCAGTGGTTCCAGCAGGCCTGTGCGATCATTTCCAAAGCACTCTTCCATCGTGTAGTTGGAAGTAATGATGATCTTGGTCGGGCGCAAGCATGTAGTGGAACCTTTGGTCTCTGCTGCAAAGGGATGATGGTCACACCACTCCTTCAACATCTGGTTCAATGCTGGCACCACCTCGGGGTTCCACTCCTCGATGATGACACAAGGCTGGTTGGTATATCCATCCCACCACTTGTTCTTGTTCTTCACATAGTAATCCGGATTCTCCTCCCTTGCAGCTCGGGACTTGCCAGTTCCTGATGCTCCGTAGTACCACCAGAAATCCATCACCTCTATCGATTCTGGCTTCTGCTGATAGTCCGCTTTGATGCGCTTCAACGTACCGTAGTAACGAGCTCTGATGTCTGCATCGATCTCTTCAATGTCACCTGCCTTTGCCAGGTCCCAAGCGCGCTGCCAACGCTTCTTCTCGTTATTGCCTGCCTCCTTGGCGGTCGGTGGGCGCTCTCCTTTCTCAAAGAAGTCTTCCTCTTTGCTGCAGTACTCATAGTTCTGCAACGAGTTGCCCTTTGCCTGTTCAAAGTGCGGGTTCTGTGGAAACAGTTTCATCACAGCGGTCATGGTCTTCGCAGATGCGAACACAATGTAGCCTTGCAGATGCGGTGTGCCATTCTCGCCGACCTCTTTGCCGACCACAAGGTACTTGCACTCTATGGCCTTGACGGCGTCATGACTCTCCTCCGTGTAATTGTTCATGGTAAATGTCCAACAGCGAGCTCTCGACATGTTTGCACAATTGCACTAGGGGTCTGGGGTAATACTAACCCAGACCCCCCGTGTAAATTTGACTTTCTAATAAATTTGAATTCAAATGAGTTTGAAAAATTTTAATTCATGTCACTCATCCTTGGCCCTTCGTGCTAGTGATCGCGGCGCTGGCGCGCCGCTCTCACAAGGCCCTCGTGCCGAGAAAAAGAACAACTCCTAGCGGGAGATCTATCAGGCTCGAGAGATCTATCACTTTAGATGGTACGGGCGGCCTCCGGCCGCCATTACGTACTCGGCTCCGCCTCGTGAGGCGGCCTCCGGCCGCCTATCTATTGAACCTTGCGGGTCATGAAGTTCACATGGGTGGTCAAGCGACCACCCATGGTCTGAGGTTGATCCTCAATCGGCGCGCCATCAACGCGCCTAATCAACAGCTGCATTCCATAATGCAGCACTGAGGTTTCGTCAGCTGGCAGCTGCGCTGGGTCAGTTGACATCCATGGGGGTGCTCCCATGGAACTCACGGAAGTTCCGTGAGTCTTTGACAGTGGTCCAGTGTACTTGACCACTCGAGGCTTGGGTGTGTTCCACACTTGCCTCTTGCTTGGCATGAGTCGAACGCTCTTGCGTTGCGACTGATTGAGATAGCTCTCAATCTCATCGTGGGTCTTGGTCTCCAATGCCGATTGCTCTTCTGCGTAGTTCACCGGGACGATGAACATCTCGTAGTTTGGCACTGCTTGTGTCACGTCATCGTTTGCGTTGTACTTCAGCACTGCTGTCTGGTTCTGGCTGAAGTACGGAGTGAAGGTCTGTGAGAAGCTCGTAATCTTGTACTCGCTGAACAGGGCCTTGAACTCCTGGAACTCGGGCAGCTTGTTGAAAGCTGTGTTGCACTTGATGACCACGAACCGGTTGTCCGTGTTCATGTAGAGGCCGTTGGCGTTGTCTGGATAAACGCTCCCAAAAGCCATAGGGAAAGAATACTCACGCATGAAGCGATAAGTGTTTGGGCGCGAGACGGGCCTCGTACGCACGAGCGCTCCCTTACGACGTCGCTTGAACAGTCGCTTGCGGGTTGCAGTGTTGCTGCGTCCGCGCTTCTTGGAGATCTTTGGCATGTGTGCTCAATTGTTTTCGTTAACAATTACTAATAAGTCAAGCTTATATACTTTTAATTCAAAAATTTCGAATTTGAATTCGGCGCTGCAGTGGTTCCAGCAGGCCTGTGCGATCA